CTGCTGGGTTGTAAGCAATGGAAATGTCCGGCCTCATAGATTTGCTCATTGGACTGGTCATCGTTGGCGGTGGCTGGTGGGTTAACCGTATGGCTGATGAGCAGAAGAGGCTGGAGATTTTGCTGAACAGAACCCGCGAGGATTACGCCACAAAAGCAGATGTGCGTGAGGATATGCGTGACGTGATGGATGCGCTGAACCGGCTAGACGCCAAGTTAGATAAGCTTATGGGCCGCGAATAATGTGGTTCATGCTTTCCTACTTTTTGTGTTCGTGGGTCTTGCCGAGGACAAGCGGCTCGTCAGCAATGACCTTTACTTTCGGAGCCTCGCCGATTGTGTCTGGTACGCTCAGACGCTTCATCGGCAGGGTTCCAACATAACCGCCTACTGTTTGCCCAAGCTGGTGCCGGAAGGGACACGCATCTATGATTGACCCGATTAGCGCCGCCGCAACAGCATCAGCCGCTTTCACCGCTCTTCAGCGCGGCTTCCAAGTCGCACGCTCCATAGAAGATATGGCGAGTGACTTATCGCGCTGGGCCTCAGCGATGAGCGACTTGGAGTTCGCCCACAAGCAGGCCCAGAACCCGGGCATATTCAAACGTGTTTTCTACTCGCAGTCCATCGAGGCCGAGGCGATGGAGGCTTTCGCCGCCAAGACCCGCGCCGAAGAGCAACGCGCCCAGCTAAAGCAGTATATACAATATACGTACGGCCAATCGAAATGGGATGAGTTGGTCCGAAAAGAGGGCGAAATCAGGCGCATCAGAAAAGAGACGGTGCATCGGCAGGCTGAAAGGCGCCGCAAGTTCCTAGAGATCGTGGCCATAGCGCTGCTGGTTGTCTCCGGCGTGGGCGGCCTTATACTGCTGGCAATGTGGCTGAAGGGGATGCAGTAGCATTGTCAACAAGAACCGGGCTGGCTGGTGAGTTCATCGTTTGCTCATCGATCCTGCGACTAGATGGTGACTGGAAGGTTGTCCACACGCCGCAGGACAAGATCGACATACTAGCGTTCAACGATGAAGGCATGTTCCTGCGTGTACAGGTTAAGACCAGCACGCTGAAAACAAACAAGCCGGGGCATCGGCCCTTCTACCACTTTCAAAATGGCAGCGGCTGCAAGAACAAATCCCTGCCCACTATTAAGGAAATGGACATTGTGGCACACTGTTTTTTGGATGAGCGAACGGTTGCCTATTACGCCACCGAACAGGTGCGCCAGTACAGCCAGCGGCGTCCGATGCACTACGCCTCTGCGCCGGGCTTTGAGCAGGACACTTGGGATAAGGCGCTGCAAATTGTGCAAGACAGGATGAGATGATGGACAAAGACAGATTACGCGCTGAGATAGCGGCTGATGAGGGGTGTCGGCATGAGATCTATCTCGACTCACTGGGCCTGCCAACGCACGGCATAGGGCATTTGATCCGCGAACATGAGCCGGAACACGGCCAACCAGTAGGCACGCCAGTCAGCGATGAGCGGGTGCGTCAATGCTTTGCGCTGGACATTGCGGTCACGCTTGAGGATTGCCTGCGGCTGTTCCCAGACTTTGCGGATCTGCCATTAGAGGCACAGCTAGTGATAGCCAATATGTGCTTCAACCTTGGCTATCCCCGGCTGTCCAAGTTCAAGAATTTCCGGGCTGCGGTTGAAGAGCGCGACTGGATCAAAGCCGCAGATGAGATGGTCGATAGCCGGTGGCACGATCAGGTGCCGAACCGGGCAAAGCGGCTGGTCAAAAGAATACGAGATCTGGCAGAGGAGCAATTATAATGATTAGTATACTGGCAAAGATCCTTGGGTCTGGTGACGTTATCAAGCAAGGCATGAGCCTCATCGATGACATGCACACCAGCACAGAGGAAGAGGTCGCGATCAAGTCCAAGGCCAAGACAGATCTGCTTGCGGCATACCAGCCGTTCAAGCTGGCCCAGCGTTATCTGGCGCTGATGTTTGCATTCACCTTCCTGCTATGCTTTGCCATCACGTTGGGCATGACGCTGGCAGGCAAGGGTGACATCGAAGGCGTGAAGGCGATCCTTGGTGATTTCTGGATCGGCGAGATCATGCTGGTGATTGTCGGCTTTTACTTTGGCGGCGGCCTTGCCGAGAGTGTAAAGTCCAAGAAATAAAAAGACCCCCGGCGCGGGGCCGGGGGCAGTTGTCGGTGGGAGGTGTTGGTTTTATTCCAACGGCAATAATTCTATCGCCCGGTTGCTGATGCGTCTAGCCCCGCCCCGCTCGATCAAGCCGGTCAATTGCATCTGGATCGTGGTCTGGCCCTTCCCCATAAACCGCCCTAATTCCCGCGTGGACGGCGTGTAGCCGTATTCCCGCTGGAATATACTGATCGCATCCCAGATGCGCCTCTGTGCCTCTGTAAACGCCATCAATCCAGTTCCTTGATTTGCAGGGTCTTGGACCTGACTGTGCGCTCCGGCTTGGCCGGGGTCAGCTTTTCGGGCTGCGCACGATATGTGCGGCTTGGCCACTTAACCAGCACCCGGCGGTTGCCGACCATCGCCTCAACCTCTTCAGACCGGCCCATCCTGTCCATAAGGAATGATGTGAACTCAGCGATGTCCTCTTCGGCGTTGGCCTTTTGCTTGAGCGCGTGCATCAGGCAGTCAATGGCTGTCGCCTCATCGCCTGCACCATCATCCCAGTACAGCCGGTCATCAATGCCGGTCGGATAGGCGGCGATGCCATCCTCCGGCGATGTCACTGGATACATCTCACCAGTCTTGCGGCGCTCCTCGAAGTCTTGGATGGCCAGCACGATGCGTTGCTGGATATTCGGATCGGCTTTGTAGAGGAAAAGGCGCAACTCAGTGCCACGATACAGCACCGCGATGACCCCGGCTTTAAGGCCGGTGCAAAGCATCTGGGCCTGCAACTGCAAAGGACCGCGATGTGCGGCTGGCGGGTTCTCCGGCGGGGAACTGGTGTTCTTCGCTTCCAGCAGGATCTCGCCGGTCAGGTCGATCATGTCACCACCCTGCGGCGTGTAGATGCCGTTGGCTGGATCTGCGGCCCACTTGCGATTGCCCTTGGCAGATCCATCGAGACTGGCCGCAAGCGGCAAGGTCGGATGCTGGAACGCGGCGGGGAAGCTGGTGCGCAGATCTTTGAGGCCGAGGCGTTCAGCCGCCACGGTCAGGATCTGCTCCTCCAGAGTGTCGCCCCAGAACATCGGTTCGTTCTGCGGGATGCGGTGAGCGGTGCCACCGTTGTCGATGTCGATCATCTCAGCCAGCAACTCGTTGCGGGTCTGATACGGTGATGCGTTCAGCAGAACCGGGATGCGGCTGGCTGAAAGCTGGTCATCGCGTGTAAGTTTGCCAACCATCACTTCATCTCCTCTATTTTCCAACCTTCCAGATTGGGGTTTTGATCCAGCGCGTTATAGAGATTGGCGCTAATTAAGTCACCGTGATCGACCTTAACTGGCCTATAGCCGCTGATCGGCCGGTCAAAAATGTTCTCATGCGTTAGAATTTCAGGATGATAAAAGCCGCTCATCACCATTGCGTCTCCTATCATCAGGCAGCTTCCAATCCGGCCCTCTTTCAGTGCCTCAATCTCATAATCTCGCTCAATCACAAAGCGCACTGTCATCTTGTATTTTTTTGTCATCACACTGCTCCTCCAAAGCGAGCCATCAAGGCAAAAATGTTCCAGTTATCGGTCACAAAGTTTGTGCCGAATACGATGACCAAGCCGGTCAGGATAATCATGCCGATGGCATCTACTAGGTTTTCACGCATCGCTTGTCTCCTCTATGCGTTGATGATGTTGCGCACGCTGGCGGCGTACCATTTGCCACCGAGTGCTGTCGGGATGCCAGCATCATTCAGTTTGCTGGCGATGGCGCGGAGTGAGGCACCAGCCTCACGCAGCGCGGAGATGATAGGCATTGCCTGCGTGGCAGCGGCCTGCTGCTTTTCGCGGCGTACTGCGCCGGAGGCAAAGCCACCAGCGCGTGGGTTGGGTGAGCCAAGTTTAACGCCACGCGCCTTGGCGGCGGCAAGGGCGTCCTTGGTGCGCTTGCTGATCTCCTCGCGCTCGTGCTGCGCAAATACGGCGCGGATGCCGAACTCCAGCGTGCCAGCGTTGGGCATGTCAGCGGCAACGATCTCAACACCGGCTTTGCGCAGCGACATCAGGAAGGCAGCATCACGCGACAGGCGGTCGATCTTGGCAATCAGGATGGATGCGCCGGTCTCGCGGCACAATGCAAGCGCGGCATCAAGCTGTGGCCGGGCATCGTTCTTGCCGCTCTCGACCTCAGTGAAGCTGTGCAGGATGTCGTCAGCATACGGCGCGACAAGCTGCTGCTGCGCCTCAAGGCCAAGGCCGGACTGGCCCTGACGCTTGGTTGAGACGCGATAATAAGCAACGTATTTGGTCATGACTGTCTCCCGGTTGGGGCGGGGCCGTTAAGCCGCCGCCTTTTTTTCTGCGATTGCTTGCCAAGCGGCGTCAACGTCTTTAGCCAACTCAGACAAGTGATAGTTCAACCGCCGCTTGGTGTAACGGCCCGGCTT